ATATTATTATCTAAAGGATAATAAGCTACAAGAGAATCAGAACTTATATCCGATTTTAACGACATTACTGGTTCTCTACCTGCACCTATGTATGCTCTATCGAATATTGCAGTATCAATCTTTGTACTGTCATCAAGCATAGATATACCAAATGCATTGATTGAATCTACAAAAGCATCTAATTTTAGAAGTTTTCGCGCGCTATCTGATAAAACATCTTTTATGCCATCATTAGTCCACATTCGCAGAATCGTCTGTTCAGAATACGTTGAATCCCAACAAACCACTTGAATATAAGTCTGTCCAAATAAAGAAAAGGGTAATAATAAGATTAGTATTAAAAATAAAATTCTTTTCATTCCAATTACCTCGCTATGAATTCATCCGCAATGTCTATGACAAGTGTTGTTGGAGATTTAACCCAACCAACCCTAACCAAGTATTCCCCGCTCCCACTTGGAGGCGTTTCTGTTAATTCTCCATCTGTTGTGGCAAGATAAACCTCACCACCAATAGTTCCAAAATTCCAACTTGCATTTGTGATTTCACCATTTATCTGCACATCTCCAAGACTGCCTTCAGCTATGTCTTCCATAGCAATCCCTCTGATTCTTGCAGAAGTTCTTGACCCGGCATTTGCACACAACACTGTTCCACTATCAGTAACGTAAACAGCATCATATTGCGAAACGCCTCCGGTACCACCTGTCAGTTCTAATTTTATATAATCCACTGAAGTTATCCCTGTTAAATTATCTATGTCTATATAACCATCAACGGTTAATGAATATGAACTTGTTTTATTTTCTGAAATTGAAACGTGATTAAATAACACGCCTGAATCTGCTACCCCTGTCGCGCCGTCGCCAAACCAACCAAATTCATATAAAGTCCCCCCTGCTGGATTACCGTTTCCACTTGAAATATACAATCTTGCTCTTACCTGCGCTGAAGAATAGGATATGACAGCTACAGTAGTTCTGTATATTTCATTAGATAAAACTGTATCTGCGATTGAAGGAGAAACTGAAGTATCTCCTACTGCTCCATAAGTAATATCACAATCGTTACTACCACCAGCCAACCTGTTCGCTATTGATTTTCTACCCACAGTTGTAGTTACGTTTGAATAAGAACAAATATTAATCGGTTTGTTATATTCAATTAAATCATTTATTTTTAATTGTATTTCATTCAATAATTTTCTATTTACTAAAGAAGAGTTATTTTTAAATTCTTTGTAAACTACATTTCTTTTTTTAATCAGAAAATTAATATCGTTTTCCAATACCAAATCTTTTTTTCTTTTGGAAAACAATACATTACCTTTTAAACCCAATTTATTTTTGTAATTAATTATTCTTTTCATTTATCATCCCCAATCAAAAAACCCCCAATCACCTTGTTGAGCATCGGGACCCCAAGTAGTAGTGCCTGATTCTATCAATCTAAATGTATGGTCTGTATCGTTTAATTCCATTTCCTCGCTATGAAACGTATATTTATCAATTAATTCATCACCTTTCTTTTCAGTCAATTTTGTATATCTAACAAGTTCAGCTATTACTTCTGAAGCCCATTTAGGTGCTTTTGCAAATTGTATTGTATAAAAAGCATACCCACCCCCAATCGTTTTCGTAGTTACAGAAGTAATCATATATGTATTATCAACCGAACTATCCCAATTTGGCGGGTCTAAAGTTAATAACTGTCCTGATTTATAACCTGTGTTATGTGTTTCAAAACTACCACTTATTCTTGGATAAGCATATTCATTTATTTCCGCAAGCCCTCTGTCTCTTGCTTCATCATTTGAACTGATAGAATTGTCTATTATTATGCCTTCATGTATTCCATCACCACCTTCTATACTTTTAGCATAAGCTTGAGCATCAGCATTTATTACTTGTGTTATAACCTTTATATTATATGAATATAAACAGAAAACACTATCAGGAACATCAGGAATAGCCTCACCTCCTGCTGTATTACAATAGACAGTCCTTGCATTATAATCAAGCAAATAAGCATAACTAACATCACCATCATCCTTATCCTTTACTCCAACAGTTTTTTCTGTTCCTGTATCCCAATCTACACCTACTCTTATTTCTAAACTATGAGGAGAATAATTCAAAACCCATTCTTCAGTTGTTCCATCCCCAGCAAAAGATTCGGTAGTTGGAGAACTTAAATAATTTCCACCATGAACCATTACTTGATTTTTTACTTCCGAAAAATCCCAATTTATTTTTAGATTTCTAACTGCATCATTATTTTCATCTATTTTATAAGGAGCAATATTTGTTTCTCTTGGAAAGAAATGTACATCTTTTTCGTAATCAACATACCATTCATACCCAGCTATTTTTGCCAGTCTTCTTATGCATTCTGAAATAGAAACATAATTAAAAACTATTGTATCAATAGTAGGACCTGTATCTACATTAGTTGTTGTAAATCCCCATGTGTTATCTATATAATTATTAAAAATATGATTTATAATAGTATTACAACTTGAATTTGTATAAGCTTCAGCTACCAATCTATATTCCAAAATCCTTTGATAATCAACACAATTAACATAATATTTAAATTTACCAGGAGAAAATTGCACACCATCAACACTGTCTATTATCCCACCAAATAAAATTCTTGAAGTATTATCGTCATCCGTTTGTATTATTTCAACGACTTGTCCATTTTGAGGTCTATTAGTAGGGTCAACTAAAGTAAATGAACAGGTATTTACTTTATCTGTTACTACATCTTGGATTGAAATAGTACCTTTTTCAATCTTTTTTGTTACATCAATACTATTAATTGTGGTTTCAATAGATGGCATTATAATTAATTATATTTGTACCATTCTTCTTACATTTACAGCTATTCTTTTGTCAATTTCATTTACAAGTTCATCAATTCTTTCACTACTATCAATTGTATTTCCAGTTACATTTATATAAATATTATTAACATTTTTGCTACCAAAATCGCCACCCCTTATCTTGCTTGCTATTGCTGATGGAATTATCATTTCACCTCTGTGTATATTGGCTAACATATCTGCAGGAACATTGCTTATTCCTGACCGAGCCCCTATCGGAGAAGGAGAACCCATAGCTCTCCATTCGCTTATATTAGGGGCCATACCTATTCCTGTTTTTACTACAGGTACTCTGGGTATTCCACCAGGATACATTCTTCTTAAATTTCTTTCATAATCAGGGTCGCCTGGGAAAACAGGTTCACCGAATTCATCAAGAACATCTATACCAGACATAGGAACTGTTTTTCCTGTCCAAGGGATACCCGCTTCACGTAATTTTCTTATGTAATCTGCTTGTGCCGAACCTTGTATAGCTTGTTGTCTTTTTGCCAAATAAGCTTGATATCTATCCTGTTCTGTATAACCTATATCTGACAATACAGCTGCCCCCCAAGCTGTCCCTGCAGCAAGAATACCTGCAGCAGCTCCAACCCCTGCTCCTACACCAACCCCAACGCCAGCTCCCGCTCCTGCGCCAGCTCCCGCTCCAGCACCAGCTCCTATTCCCAAAGCAGATGTTATTTTACTTTTAACACCTGAAAATATACTACCTATCGTATTTCCTAAACCACTAAATATTTCAGAAATACTTTTGCTTCCTTTTAATGTATCTTCCAATATTTTATCTATAAATTTTCCTTTATAATTTTTTGCTATTGCATTCCAGTTTCCATCTAAAGCATCTTTCAAATCTTCATTCACTTTTGTAATATCTTGTCCTAAAGCAACCCATAAATTGCTGAATGAGGTGGGTTCTTCACCCATCAAAATTCCTTTCAACAATTTCTTTTGATTTTCTAAAGATTCTTTATGTGCTTTTTCTGTCTTCTTTATTGACCTTTCATTAATAGATTTTTCGTATTTTTCCCAAGCTGTCAACATACTATCGGTTGTTTTTTTTGTTTCCTTTTTTACTACAATATTTGATTCCTCTACTTCTTCTTCCTGATTTTCCAAGCTACTAATCAAATCTTGTAATTGTTTTTCTTCTTCCGATTTTTTCGTTAAAGTAACTTCTTTTGCCATTCTAATTTTTTTATCAGTATGTTCTCGAATCTTTGCTTCAACTTTTTCAGTAAATGTTTTTGTTTTATCCAATTCAAATTGTCTATTGGCTTCTGCCCGTTCTCTCATTCTTGCTTCTATTTCTTTTATATCTGCTTCAACATCTGCTCCAAAAAACCCTTTAGTTTGCAAGTATGTTTTGTAAATAGCGTCTACTGTATTTTTGAAAGCCCCAATTAATTGAGTAAATCCCCCACTTAAATCGTCCATTAATACTTGAATGGCAGCAATAACCCAAGAAGCTTTTTCCTGTATACCTCCCCAATCCCTTTTCCAAGCTGTATATAATAAGCCAACTGCCGTTACTATTGCCATAATGGCAAGAACTACTGGATTTCCAAGAAAAGAAAGATTTAATAACTTGACAGCTGCTGTTATTAATTTTATAGAAGTAACTATTTGTGGAAGCATAAGTAAGACTGGACCCATAGCTAACATAAAAGCTCCTATACCTCCAGTCAATAATGTTAAAACAGTCGTTAAAGTTTCATGTTTTGAAAGTAAATTAGCAATATAACCTATCCATTCTGCAAAACTATCAATAACTTTTCCTATAATAGGTATTAAATTATTTCCAATAACAACCAATAATTCTTCAATTTGATTCTTCAAAGTTGCCCATTTCAAAGTAAAACTTTCGTTCATCTTTGTAAAAGCTAAATCAGTTGCTCCGACTGTTTTTTCCATTGCTTTCATGGTAATATTATATTTTTCATTCATCGCCCCACTTAAAGATAAGGCTGCTGTCAAAGCTCTAACATTTGGAAACAATTGTGCCATTATTTCTACATTACCGCCAGTGGCCTCTTTCATTTCATTCATAGCACCAATCAAACCTTTTTCCTGCAACGTTGTAGCGCTTAATTCCAACCCAAAACGTGCGGCAGTCTTTGCTGCATCATCAGTAGGTTTAATAAATCCTGTCATTAAACCTTTTAATGCTGTCATTGTTGTAGCAGTATCAATACCACCTGCTGTCATAGCTGCCGTTGCTGCTGCCAAGTCTTCAAAAGAAACGCCTGCATTTGTAGCAATAGGTATAGCGTTACCCATTGTAGCAGCCATTTCTGCAACAGTTGTTTTACCTAAATTCTGCGTTGTAATCAATGTATCCATTACATGATTAACATCAGTCTGTGCATCACCATAAGCATTCATTATTGTAGATAAAAGATTAACTGAAGTAGCTGTATCTGTAAAACCCGCTGTAGCCAATTTGGCAGCCCCTTCAACAAAAACTAATGCTTCAGATGTGTCAACCCCAGCAGATAAGGCTTGATACATTGCTTCTGTAAGTGTATTCAAATCTTGTGGAACAGTTCTTCCGATTTCACGTAATCCTTTAGCAAAGACTTCCATATTAACTTTAGCAGTGTCAACAAGTGTGGAAACTTTATTCATTCCTTCTTCAAATTTAGCTGCTTTTATAGTAGCACCTGTCAGACCTGCTGTGATAGCTGCTCCTGCTACCGTGAAAGCTTTTCCTACCACCCTGATACTTGCTTGATGCTTTTTAATAGACCTATCTAATTCATTTAAATATCCTTTAGCATCTGAAACCATTCTGTTTACTGCTGCTGCACTGGATTTTAAATTAATCAATATGTCGCCAAGATTAACACTCATTTATTTTTCCTTGTAAAATCAGCTTTTCTTTTCAAGTTTCTTAAATTCCTTATTTCTAAAATATTTGGTTTTGCATTTGGGTCAAGGTAATAATCAATATCATTCGGATTTATACCTGCTTTTCGCATCTTTTCCATCATTCTAAAATCTGTTCTCTTTCCACTTTCCAAGCTTTCTTCTCCTTTTTTGACACTTTTAGCTTCTTCTTTTATTCCTATAAATGCACACAAGGAATCAATTTCAAAAGCTCTTACATCATCCTTTACTTCTAATATAACACTCGGCCTCGTTCCGTATCGCCTACCCACCATATCTAAAGCTAAAAGATGATTTTTATTTCGTGCGAAAGGGGGACATTTCTTGCCCCCGCCCCATAGTTAACTCCCAAATAGCAATCAAGTCAGGAAAATCAAAAAAGGAAGGGGGTACATATTCATCTTCCGTCAAGCCTTCTTTCAAAGCATCTTCATCAAACATAACTCTTGGTTGTATAATTGCTATTGTGGCAAATCTATAAAACAAACTCATCATAGACTTAAAATCAGAATCAGAAAAATTCTTCATTTTCGTAAAATCACCGCTTAAATCATCAACACTTTCCATCTTTGAAATAAGACTATACGTGAATATGTCCTTTTCTATTAAATCAAAAAGTTTTGGCGGTCGAACCAAAACTTTTATCTTGGAATTAGGTAATTCAAATATAAAATCCTTTTTTGCTTCCCTCATTTGTGAAGGGGTAACTACTTCATTTTCATTCTCTTCTACTATTTTCTTTTTAGTTTTTTTAACAACGTTTTCGTCCATCTTTTTGGCTCCTTAAATTTTAGTATTTAATTATTATGTAGCTACGTCTGTGTCGCCAAAACAGAATAACTGATAACCAGCACTTTTTGAACTATCCCTATAGCCATGAAAAACAGCAGCAATAGTTTTTACGCTTTCCTTATTATAACCTATTTCAAAAGTTTCTTGACATAAAGCTTTGAATATAGTTATTTTCTGATTATCATCCGTTTCCCAAGATGGCTCTAAAACAAGTTCAGCTAAATCACTCGTCGATATTGTGTCGCCACCAAAATCTAACCGTTCATCATCCCCACTTGTGGTTAATGTTCCTTGCGTGAAAACATAAGATAAATTAGTGGGTCCTGTTTCTGCAAGAGGAACGGTAGCGGTGCAAGCTTCACCCGTCAAGAAAGTTGTTTCTTTCATAGTGTACTGGTCGGCTGTAAAATCTACAAAAGTTGGAGTATATGTAAAAGTTACTCCTCCTGCTGACCTGCCTAAATCGTTACCATCATACGTAATGGAACAAGGCCCCAAATGTACATCAGTTAAAGCCATTTTTTATCTCCTTTACCCTACATAGTTAGCGTCTTCCCTTACTTTTACGTGAAAAGAAAGGTATTGTATTGGTAGTTCAATATCTGGGTCTTTCTGCAAATACGGACCCGATATTAGGGCAGAAGCAAAAACATAAGCTTCACCCATTTCCAGATTGTTTTTCCTGTGGAGCAAATCTCTTATCATCCAAGCCATAACTTTTGATATTTGCGAATCATAAGACCTGCAAAAGATTTCTACTCTTGCATTATCTATTTCAAGATACGTCTCAATCCCAACATTGCCTTGCCTTCTTATTTTAACAGCATTCACTCCCCTTGCCAAATTCGGAGACCACCTATGCAAACAAAAAGTAGGTTTGGTTGTTAAATTGCTTTCACTCCAGGGTGTTGTCCAATTATCTTCTAAATAAGTTTTTAATTGTTCTTCTAAATAATTATTTAATGTAGTCATTATTTATTTTCAACTGATTCAAATACATCTTTCTTTAATGCATTGGCTACTAAACTAATAACATCTTTCGATTTTTCTTCAAGAGCAGGCCATAAAAAAGGTTGTGCATCCATCTTACTTGTTCCTAGTTCAACATAAGGAGCATAATAAGCGTTAACACCCACAATTGTCAAGAAATTTGAAACTTTCTCTACAAAATGATTCCTTTGTAAATTACCTGTTTTTACTGGAACAATTTCCTGTGATTTTGTTTTAACTATGTTCCCGCTCTCATAAAGAGCATCACCTAAAACTTCTGCTGTTTCTTTATCAATCCAATCCAATTTTCTCTTTATTGCTTCAAGACCTTCAATTGTCAAATCTAAATATTTTTCGGTAACCATAATTAATCCAGCTTTCTGTAAGCAACTGCTATTGTTAATGAATCTATATCTTCTCCGGCACCCGTTTCTGTAAAACTTAATTTCAAAGTTTCACCGCTTGCCATATCGGCATTTTCAGCATGTAAATCACCCATATCTTCAAATATCCCTGCCGTCAACGCAAGCCCTGCTGCATAGGGTCCACTTATATATCTTTCAACAATTTTTGATGTGCCATTTTTAATAGAAACTAATACATAATTTGAATCGGAATCAGCAGCATACGTTTCTGTCGAACCAATGTAAACTTTATCTATTACAATTCTTCCAGCAGTTATCATTAGACAAAAAACGTGGTCAGCATCATCGGATTTAGTATAATCCCCCAAGTTAAAAACATCTACAAAATATCTGTCCCTTGCTCTTGGTTGTGTCATTATCCCTTCAAGGTCAACACCAAATACTTCCGTTCCACCTTCCTTGAATGAAATATGGTCCCTAACTGTCTGGTCGCTTATTATAGTGCCGTCTGTTTTTGCCGGTTCGGCGAATTCAATAACTGGGTCGGACTGTGCATCTGTATTAGAATCTGTGCTTGTAGCTACTATATTATATTCTATTCTTACTGTGAATCCTGAAAGAGCCATGCCATTTCCAGATTTAGCAAACTTAATATAAACAGTTTCATTAGGTAATATTGTGGAATAATCTGTATCAATAGTCCCACTTGCACGCCAAGTGTTAAGAGTAAAACCAGCAGAAGCCGTTGTAATAGCTGCCGCTACTGTTCTTTCCGTAGCACCTGCTCCGGCCTTTTTGCAAATGGAAATAGACTGATAATCAGTGGTATCCAACGCTACGGATGTGTCTGTAGCAAAATCTGCTGTCTTTATTGTTACAGGAACAGGCGCTCTGAAAATAGGAAATAAATTCCCATCTTCATTTGCCGCTATATCTCCAAGACAAACGTGGATTGTTCTTGTTTTCCATCCTGAATTTGAAACGATTTCTCCGTGTTTATTTATTCTACAAACTTCTGTACCGCTCTTTGTCATTCTTATAAAATCGCGACCTTTATTATCATCTATTTCGATAACAGGTCCCGTTGATTCTTTTAAATCATCAAATAATAGGCACTGATCCCCGGCTGCCATACTTAACCTCCTATATTATTTAAATTTATTTTCAAAACTGTTTTTTCCTCATTCTATAGTTAAATTGCTTTTTTAATTAAAATTCTTTTTCATTCTTTTAGTATTGTCTTTCCTTCTTTCTATTAAAACCCAATTTATTTTAATATCAGGCTTCACAAGTAAACACAAGATGCAATGTGAATCCCTCAAGAGCCATTCCGCTACTTGCTTTTGTAAATGTACAGTAAACTTTCTCATCAGCAGCCAAAACCTTATGCGTCCCATCTAAAGAACCGCAATCATTAGCTACCCCACCAGTAAGACCTGCTGCTGTAGTCGGAGGCGAGCTGAATATGGCGTTATCATCTTTATCATATAAATTAATTGTTTGATAATTAACGGCATCTGCTCCAACATCATCAGCTACACTATAATAAACTTTATATAAAGTAACCGCTTCTAATTTTTGAAAAATAGGTATTTTCAAAGAATCTGAATCAGCGGCCACGTCTCCTACACAAACATTTTGATAATGATATTGCTGATTATTTGTCTGGTCAGGTAATCCATTACAATCTATACTGAAAGTTTCCGTGCTATCTTTTTTACAAACTAAAAAGTCATTGTCAGATTGGTCAAGAATTATAATAGCACCTTTACCCTCTGGGTTTTTAATTTTTAATGCTGGCATTTCTATTACTCCTATTTTATATTATTTCAATGTCTTTCCTTATTTTCTTTTTTGATTTATTCTTTTTCAGCTTTTCTATTCTAACTTTCTTTTCAAGTTCGATATTCGGTTTAAGCCAGGGATAATATTTTTTCAAATTTTCAATTTCTTTTTCTGAAATTTTATCATCTACTATATCTTTTATCATTTTTATTCTTCCACCCATAATTAATTACTCCTTATATAGTCAACGCTTCTTCTAAAGATTCCCTAACATCCACATGATAACTTAAAGTTTTTCCAAACTGATTTTTACTTCTCTTTAAATAAATTATTTGATATGTTTTTCCATCATAAACAATCCTGTCTTCTGAATCAATAGAAGCTTTATTTTCTATTATAAAAGAACCATCCATCAATTCATCTTTACCTGTAATTCCCACTGTCAATCTTTCTCTTTTTGAAAGAAAAAAACACCTTGCTTCCTGTGAAGTTTTATAACTAACATTTCCATAATCATCATAAGTAACCCCTGAACGTATATAACAAACTTCACGTAGTATTTTATCTATTGGTATTCGCATTATATTATCATTTCCGTAGGTTCAGTCTTTGCATACCAACCCAATTGTTGATATAATTCAGGAGGCAAACCATTTTTAAAATCTGCTGCTGAATATTCATAATCACCATCACTAATATTTTCCTTTTTGAATGCTCTATCCAATCTACTCAAACCATATTTGTAAGCAACCATTTCACAACATATCTGTTTTAACGGTTCTGGTATCGTTTCGTACCCGCCAGTATAAGAAACTGTTATATTCATTACTCTATTAGTTACATTTAAAATAGCACTTGTTGATAAATCCAAAATTCCTTCATCATAAAGCACATCAAAATCAGATAAAGGATTACTGGGCAAATACAACGTTATAGTTGTTTCTTTAGCATTCAAACCAGAAACTTTAAATAAATAAGAACAAGGATAATCAGCATAATCATTATCCATCAGTTCAGCTGTCCAACCCAAATCACTGTCCAAAGCATTTATGGCATCGACCATTTCTGTTATAGTATCGTCATCTTCAAAAGTCAAATCTTCATCGCTACCATTTGAATCCCCACCAAATATTTTCAAATTTATCTTGGCAGTTGTTACTTCAATAGGACAGAAAGCCGTATCTGTCAAAGTATTTTTTATTGTCATCACTCCTGTCCTACCTGTGCTTACCTTTACATCAGAAACTATTGGATAATTATTTAACATTATTAATCCACTATCAGTTACACTGTGTCTTTCGTTTATAAATGAACGGCTTTTCAGTTTCCTTCTACATTCATTTTCAATTCCTATAGAAGCATTGTTTATAAGCATTTCTAAAAGAAAATTATCATAACAATATAAAATCAATTTATTCGTTTCACCTAAACAACTTGTAGCTTCTTTTATAATTAAATCGGTTGAAGAAACATTTGACCTTCCTTCAAGATTAACGACCCAACCCTTATCCCAAGTGTCATTTATATAATCAACAAGTTCTGTCAAAGTATCATAATCATCAGCAGTCAAATCTATTGTCTTATCTCCATTATTAGCTCCTGAAGAAGTTACACTTAATATCATTGCTTCATCTTTGACTTGGACAGTAGCTGCTGTCGTTACCCCATCAGAATTAGAATTGTAAATTGAAATCCCAGAAGTTTGAACGTTCTCCCTTTCTTGCAAATAATTTTTACATTCTTCTAATGAGATTAATGCGTATTCTGAAAGACTCATTTTAATCCATTTTTAGTTATAAGAATAATTTTATTTTTTAAATTTTCAAAATAATATTAAACTTACCATTAATCACCATTTTATCTTATCATAAAAATTAATCATTTCTTTCTATCCACCCAATAAGAGAAGCCGTTACATCCGACGCTGCTGTTGTTTCAACAGCAAGATATACATCCGTTCTTTCACTTATTACTATGGGAAAGATAAACTCATTTCCTGATGTTGTATATTGTATTTTCTTTACCCATATAGAACGGTCAGTTTTATTATAAGGAATAATGTGTATGCCAAAACTTGCTATTACTGCCTGTGCAATTGAACATTCAAAATAAGCTAAATATAAAGTATAATTGTCTGGAACGGTATAAAATGCGTGATATGTCTGCCCATCATAAGCGTTAATCATACCAACGGTTGTATCTGCACCAAGATTTGTTATACGCAAATTGCCTTTTAATGTATCAGCTCCAGAAGAATCCACCCAAGCCCTGTTCAATCTCAAAAATTCCTTTGCACTCTTCACTCTATTTGTACCATCCAAATCAAGTGTATCCCTTATTACATTATAATCAGCATCCAACCCTTCAAAAATTACTGTTCTTCCTCCAGTACCACCTTTATCGTCAGCCGCATTATTGGAACAAACCATCAAAGATTCAGCAGCCGCCAAAGGATTATAAGTACCTGAACTATCCCAGATAACTTGATGTGCTGCCCCGGTTGAATTGCAAACCCCTATAATATTAACCGCTTCTGCTCTTTTAATTATACCTTTGGCTATATTAAGATAATACGTTTGGGCAGATACTCTCAAATCACCATCCTCAAATTCTACTCTACTGTTCCACTGGGCGAATAACGTAGTGGGAAAGAATATAAATAAAATTAAATAGTATAATAATTTTTTCATTTTTTTATCTCACATTGACTTCCAATGTATAGGGGATAGTTCTCCCCTTATTTACGTTTAATGAATCTGTATTTCTTACTAAAAACAACATATGCTCTGCCGCTTCAGGATTAATTTTAAAATGATTATATAAATTATAATGCTTAACACTATCTTCAAGATTAATAGCAACTGCTCCAGAAGAATCTGGATGTGGAACTAACAAAGTATCCCAAAAAGCATACCCCCATTGTAAATTTATTCTGGGTAATTTTCCTTCAGTGTAAGCGTTTCCCGATGTATCATATTTAAATTTTACTTCAACTACCCCAGTAAAAGATTGATTAGCTAAATTGATTCTTAAAGTATCAATATCGAGTTTATTCGTTCCACCGGCATCGACGCTATCAGGAGCAAGTAAAGTGCCTTGCATTGAAAATTTCACCATTCTTTGTGAATAAATATCTGAAAACCAAAGGACAAAAAATGATATTAATATAAATATAAATAATTTTTTCATTGGACACCTAAAAAGATTTTCCCTGCGGACTATAAAAGCCCGCAAGGAATAATTAATTATTCTTCTTCATTCAACTTAACTTTTTCTTTCTTCTTTTTCAACTTCACCTTCACTGCCAAACCTTCTGATAATATAGAAGGCACGTCTTCAGCTCTTGCATTAAAAACGCTACCTGGTTCTAACAACATACTCTTTCCGTTAACATTATACCTCAAAAATCTACCCGGCAACATTTTCATTCTAAAAACATTTTTAATAGCCATAGGACTCCTCCGTAAGTTTAATTAATTATTTTTCAGCCACTATTCTATACCAATCTTCAAGTAAATACTGTCCGGCTGTAGTTCCTTCTCCCTTTTTTAATTCTCGGAAGGGCGTTAATTTTCCACCGATTGGTAAATTAGAAGTACCTGCAATACTGTCTATCAATACACCATTAGCGTACCACCAAACGGCGCAATCGGTACCTTCACCGTCAAAATGAAATCCTAATGTATTCCAGCCAAGATTCCCAGAAGCAGGTAATAAAATTAACGAATCAGTCAATTCAGTTGTCGCATCTTCAACTACCCCCCTCCAAACTGAATCACCATCTACTATTCTAAAATAAATACCATCTTCTGTGCCAGCAATAACAGTACTATCAGCTACAGCTAAACCAAAAGCAGCCTCTAATTGATAAGCTGTATGTGTCCCCAAAGCAACTCTCCATTCACACCAAATTTCTTTTGTGCTGTCCATAACAATAGATGTGTTGTTTATATGAGAATTGTTAAGACCATCATCTTGGCTTGTTGTAAGTATTTTTAAAACCCCACCAGCACTATCTGGTAGCGTATATCCATTTTTACCTGTATCGGAAGAACAATACCATCCAGCTATTGATGAATCCCCGGGTCCTGCGGATATATCAGCACAAATCCAATCTTCAAATAACTCAAATACTTCTGATGCATTATGCCAACCTATATTAGTTTTAATTTTATTATTCCACATACCTGTATTAGGACTTTCAATAACATTGGTACCATCAAAGTATAATTCATAATCATCGTCAGTTCCTAAAAGTATTCCATAATTATCAGCAAAGTTATAATTGGCAGACGCATCAGCTATAACTGTTCCTGATTGTATGTCAACAGTAGCGCCGGAATTTAATTGTATTTCACCACCATCTTTAACCACCATTCTATCACCGCCCGTGTCAAAATAAATCTTTGTTATGTAATCAGATTGAGCAAATACAATTCCAACTACAATCAAAGAAGCGGAAAGCAAAGTGGTTATTAATTTCCAATTCTTTTTCATTATTTAATACCTCCTAAAATTTTATAGTATATAATGAAGAAGGCGGGGCAGGAGCCCAAACCCCGCCATCTCCCTTCAACGTCCTTCTTCAGGACGAGTCTATTATTCACTTGCATCACTTGAATAATCACTCGTTGCTGGTGAATAAATTGGGTCTTTCCCTATTAATATAACACACACATAAGAATCATTGCTTGAACCTGTTTCAGTTACATCAACCCTAACGTATCTTTTTATATCGTCAAGTTCAACTTTCGTTAGTCCTGACTCATCAAGTAATGTAGCTGTTACCGTTGTGTGTGTTGCAAAAGTGCTATCGTCTTCACTATCCAAGATAGTGCAAGAATCAAACGTATCGCTTCCAAGAGTGAACGAAATTATAGCATATGCATCTCTGCACCCATACATATCAACAGACGTGCCTGTAGATAGACCATTTAATAAATTGGCTCTTATTCCTTCCTTCACCAACATACTAGCGCCAAAATCTCTGGTTACTGCTCTCATAATTTTTTACTCCTATATTTTTGTTTCATTATTTTTCCTGTTTCAACAATTGTTGAAACAAATATTATTACGATGCCGCTACTCCTTTAATAATATAGAAATTCTTTGGTTCTCTGGGAGCGCCATCAGAACGCATAACCGCTCTGAAGTAAGTTTCGTTTCGTAAGAAACTATCACCAGCAACATCAGAAGCACTGATTTCAATTAATTCAGTTTTTTTCTGAAGAATAGCAAAATCACTCCATTTTCCAAGAATTATATAAGAAAGACTTGTTCCAGTACCAGCCGTTAGATTTGTTACAATTTGGGTAGTAAAACCAACTTTATATCCCAAAATATCATCAGGTTCTTTCTTTGTCAAATCTCTTGCTAACTGCTGTCCCAGATGATAAATATATGAACCTTCTCCATTCTTCAATTGTCGCAAACTATTCTTTGTTCTCGGATGCATTATCCAACCATCACAAGTAGCATCATTAGCTTGTATAGCGTATTCAGCGTCCATCAGGTCATCAAAAGTAGGCACAGCCCCATTACCCGAACCAAGCGTAGTGCTTGATACAAGAGGGTTGTTGTAAATACCCAAAGGTTGTGTTCCACCTGTACCTTTTATGAACGCTAAATCTTCAGCAAGCGCAAGAACTTTTGCCAAATCGTCTTTTATAATCGTGTCCACCGCCGGTCCCGCATCCGCCAATAAATCATTTTTGACTTTTGTAACTCCCACACAATCTTTTAATACTAAATTGAGCATGGCAAATGCCTGGTCGGAAGCGGTAAAATCAGTTGTTCTTGCATCCTGTACCCAATAAGCGGTTGCTCCCCCCGTTGTTCTCGGTATTGACATAGTGTTTCCATTCACTTCATAAACGGTAGCACCCATATCTCTTATGATAGCTTTCGCCCGAAGCAATTCAATGACTTCTGTTGAAACTTCTGGAGGAATAAGAAACCCACCTTTAACACCAAGACCACCACGCATTGTTTTTATCACTTCTTCTTTATCCGAATTTATTCTTATAAAAGCTTGCTTTTCATAATCAGCATCTTCCCAGTTACCAGTAGTCGAACCACGCAAATACTTTGCTATTGAAAGGTACTGCTTTCCACCGGTGACAGGGGTTTCAATCCTATCGTTTTCTGTTGATCTTTCCCGTGCTTTCGTCAAAGGCTCAAGACTTTTCTTGATTTGCTCCTTGACAATTTTTTGCATTTCATCAAGGTCAATAGTTACTTTTTTCGTTTCTTTCTTTTTATCAGCCATTATACACACCCCACTAAATTTTATATGTTAATAACTTATTTTTCTAACACTTCTTTAATCCCGTCTTCCACGAGATTACCGATATTTTTAGCTAATTCTTCACCTGTCAATTCAGTTATCTCATTTTCATCGGGATTTTCCTCTTCACTTTCAACACCAGCTTCTTTCAGTTCTTCTTTGACTATATCATCAGCCATCTTTTTTAGGTTTTCCCTAATGCTTTCCTCTGAATCTTCTGAAGCTTCTTCTTCATCGTCATTAGCCTCTTTGGTTTCCCCCGCACCCTCGGCGGATTTCTCCGCTTCTGTGTTTTTGCTTTCTTCTTCTTTTTCTTCTTGTTCTTTTAATAGTTCAGCAATAACATCAGTAGCTTTGGACAATCCTTCACTCAATTGTTTTAACATATCAAGGGTCTTTTTTGAAAACCGAGCGCCAACTTTTTCAATGCCTTCAGCTTCATCTTTTTCTTTGTCATCTTCACTTTCAATTTCCTTTTCTGAAAGAACGGTATCCGCAAGTTTGTTTATATAAATACCAATAGCATTTTGCAATTCTTTTGGCATATCGTTAGTGAACTGATTTATCAAATCTGCCGCCTCTTCTGCTTTGTTCAATTCTTCAAAAACACCACTAACTTTTTCCAAATCTTCTTTCGACAAATCCCTCTGCGAAAGATTTCTGAACATATCGTTGATTTTACTCACTTTTAAATCCTCCATCTTATTTTCTTTTTTATTTCTTTTTATCAAATAGAATTTTTTTCTATTAGCAGGATTATCGACAAAAGAAACTTCATCAACTTCTACATCCTCAAGTTTTCTTGGCTTCTTTCTGTTTTTTTCAAACATTTACGCCTCCTCAAAATAAAAAAAGGCAATGCCAAACTCCTTAATTGACATTGCCTAAAAATAAACTTAAAAAAAGTCTTATACAGACAATTCTCTAAATTTGTAAACAAAAATTATTCATTTGTTTACAAAAAACATACAAACAAACCCTCAAATTTGAAAACAAAAATAACAAATTTGTTTTAAAAAAACAAGTTTTATTTTAAAAATAGTTATTCCTGCCGAATTTTCGCACGTCCACCTATAGAGAAACCATTAATCTCCCCATCCTTAATTTTTTTCCATAATTCTTTTGCCAATATTTTAACTGCCATTACCCAACTTCCTTTTTTCACTTTCTCCCCACCAACATTATAATCAACAGGAGCAATAAAACTTTCAATAACCTTTGCAACTGTTTTTTCTTTATGCATTATCTTAAAATTTTGACTATATAACATATAATCGTAGGCAGCTTTTCTCACTTCATCGGAATCCATTTCATCGCCTTGAGCATCAACTTCATTCGGAGAATAAACAACACCAGTTACAATCTGTTCATCTTTATTAGTTTTTATAAAATCAACTTCTATATCTATATCATAATCTTCTCCAAACTCCATCTTTTCCAATTTATGTAATTCGGGTGGTTCTAGATCCAACTCTTTGTAGTGCCTTTTCAAATGTTCATAAACAGCTTTTCTATCTGCATCAGGAATTTTTGTACCTCCTCTTGCTCCAAGCAAAGCCCCCATAGCCGCTATAACACCTCTGCGAACTGTTTTAATCTCCCCATCAATTACTTTATGATGAGGCAACTTATAAGAAGCTCTTATTTCAGGGTTTTCTGAATCAAACCAGGCATGAACAGATTTATACTTTTCCCAATCTGGATTTTCTTCATCACCCAATATTTTATTTCCGTCCGCTGAAGAAAAACTCCACGCGACATCATCAGCTAAAGGAAATTTCTTATACGGAACGGCACGTTTTTCTATTTCTTCACCTTCTTCTTTTCTCATTTTCTGTCCCGGTCCCGGTCTTTCAACTCTACGCATTTCACCCCCGCATTCTGGACAATCTATCGACCTACAATGCTTATCCGTTTTTAATTTATACCCACAATCCAAACATTCACATTCATATTCAACTTTTTTAACAGCTGGTTCAAACAATATTGGTTCATAATCATGGTCTTTACACCACTTCTTTGCTTCTGCTACAGTAAAATCACTGCTATCAAATCTTATTGCTTGCAATTCACTCTTGCCTTCTTTGATTCCATATATAGCATGTATGCCTGTACCAAATGCATTATTCTTTCTGGCAAACCTTGTATATTTACCCGGAGATGTTAATCTCGCTGAATGCTCGTTTGGATAAGGTTTCAATATATCAGTTTCATAAGATTCAATAGCTTCTTTCAGATTTGTTATTTCAGCTTTCAATAGTCTGTTGTCCATTATCAACTTATCATTATCAATTTGCTTTTTAATTTTTTCATCCAGCTTCCTATCGAGATTTTTATGTAATAATTTCAGTTCCCTTCTTTCCATTTCATTTTTAAGCATTCTAAATTTATCGAAAAAATTATCAATATAAATCTGCTCAAATATGTTTCTCAAAATATGCAACTTCTCACTGGAAAGTTTTTTCAAAACATCGGCATTTACTTCTTCAACTTTCGGCACAGATTTATTTGTATTTCTTTCAAAGCCCCTTTTATTCGATTTTACAAATTGTTTTCCCATTTGAAGTTTCTCCTAATTTATTTTATAATTAATTATGTTTTCTTTTTTCCTTTAGGCGGTGCTTGAAATTTAGGCTTGCCTGTAGGTTTTGTCAATGTATCCTTATCATAAACAGGTGTCCAATAGCACATACAATTGTGGACTAAAAATCCTTTTGCCACATAGCTTTCATCTTCTTCAACTGAAAGATTATACAAATCAATTTCTTCTTCTATTTTATATCTTTTTATTGCTTTTATTTCATAAACTTTGAATCCATTATTAAAAGATAAACAAGATAACTCGCCCTTTAACTCTGCCTTATCAGCTTCTTGCCATTTACCGTTCAGCATTATTTTATGATTAGCAGAAAGAGTCAATTCGTAATTAAATTTTTTATCTATAAATAAACTAACCATACTGGTATTTACATTTTTATATTTGTGTAATTGTATTACTTTTCTAAATCTACTTTTATGCGTATAAACTAAATCATTTACTTTTACATCTTCTATCTTCTTCCAACCTTTAATTGTATAAACAATAACTCCTGATTGGAAGCAATGAGGGTGTAAAGGTATTACCCCCCTTGCACTTTCCAAAGTATATTCCTGCATATTTAAAGCTTGGCAAATAGGGCAGGGTCGAACAGAATTTCTTAATTGAACTCTTTTAACTTTATTTGCTTTGTAACTTTGCAAAGTCCCTTCAGCATAAGCTCTTGCTGTTTCCGTTCTTGCTATCATTTCAGTTCTATATCTATGCAACTTATTTGTATATCTATCTATCATTTGTTCATATTTTTTTCCGCTGATTCCTTCACTTATTAATTTATTTCCATAATTATCAACGGCTTTCCACTGTCTCGAATGCAACCCTACTCTCCCTTTGATTTCCCTGCCGAGTTGCGCGATGTCTTTTCCTTCTTTAATTCCTCTTGAGATATAAGTCCGCAAAGTTGATTTAGTATCATCAAGAATTTCCGTAACCAAATTAGCACAGCTTTTTTCAGCAAATTTAACCGCAGGGGTGTTCACAACTTCAAAACTCATTTTCAAATTACCAAATTGTATCATCTTATTTCCAGACCTTTGCATAAATCTTATTTCAGCTGGTAAAATTTCTTGCATACCCATTATTTTAATACATTCCCACCCCGCCAATTCAGCTACAATTTTTCCAGCACTTGCTTTTTCTAATTCTATAAATTTCTTATACGATTTTTTCTTGATTAATCTATTCAATCCATAAATTAAGGTTTCCCTCATTTCATTATACCAACCTGCAACTACTCTTTCAAATTCATCTACATCGGATTGTATCAGTCTTCTTAAAGTTTTTGCTTCTCTTTCAGCAATGCCTGATTTTTCAATAAACATCTGAACAGAATCATTAATGTTTAATTTGACATTTTCTATTTGTTCAACAATCGCTTCCATGTTACTCCGTTTCCAGAATAGCAAATTTTTTGTAACTTCTCAAATGCCTTTCCAATCTATTTACTAATTCTAAAACTCTTTTTGGCAATTCTTCTTTTGGTATATAATCTAATTCATCAGCCAAACCCCTTGCAAAGAAAGTATATCCGTTTTCCACAAAGAATTTAGAATGAAGCTGATTATATTTTTTTAGCCAGTTGAATAAAGATTTAATGTCTATTATTTTGTCAGCTACTTTTTGTTTTTTCCCGTCTATATTTTTTAATGTGAAAAGCATAATTAATTATTTTTTTTCTTTTGGTTTTATCTTTCTATCCGACTCTTTTATCTTATAAGGATTATATTTCAGTGAAGCCGTTTCATCGTTTATTGTAAACACAACTTTATCTTTTTTTTTCTTTTTCATAACGCAACCCTCTTATAATCTAAATCTAAAGTTGAACTTATTGTTTGTATTATTCTATGACTATGCTCTTGGAAAGTTAATGTTCCAGCATCTTCAGGTGATAAACCTTTTTCATCAATTAATCTCCAAAAATCCTTTTCAAATTTAGAATGAAGTGCCTTATTAGTATCATTATAAATAGTCTCTAAACGATATGGTGTAGGCCAATATTTTTTTGGTTTCAATATGTATTCATATTTATCAGATATAACTCTTATTTCTTTTGCATTTATTTTATTTGCAAATATTATATCATCCATAGAAAAACTACAAGGATTAGGATGATTATGTATAAAAGTAGTTCCTTGTGCTTTCATTATGTCTGATTCAGTAAATTCAACCTTATTAACTGTTCCTCTTGTTTCAAGCACAGTATTTCCAGCATCATCAATTGCTATACTATGTTCTAAACCATCTTCATGGTATTTTTTCATCAAATCTTTTTCTGCGTTATTTATAGCTTCTTTTCTTCCAGGTTCTTTAATGGTTTTTTCATTAACAACTTTCCCTTTCTTCTTGCTTTCATCTATTATCTTTTTCGCTTTCGGAGAAATCACTCCACTCAAAGTAGTTCCTGGTACAGTGCAAGGATTAAATTTTCCTTTTATAATTTGAACCGTGTCGGAACAAATAATATTAACATCTTCTATTATCTCTTTCAAATCCATCATTCCGCAATATTTATCTCCTCAATTTTATTTCCAAGTTTATTCAAAACTTTCTCTATTTTCTCCTGAAAATTCTCAATCGCTTCTATCATAATTTCATCTCGTTTTTTCAAGGTTTCCTGCTCGCCTAAATATCTGCCTGGTTCTTTTATTTCTTTCCCTTCACCAGGTTCTCCTGGTTCTTTGCCTGGGACAACATTCCCACTTACACTGCCTACAGGAATCAAAGTCGATTTGACGAAGTGCGTATCTCCACCTACATATTTTTCACCTATTTCCTGCTCTTCTATTACTTGATTAGGTGTCTTTGCACCAATCTCAACAGCTATTCTACTTCTGTTCATTTTTTCAGTCTTATCATCGCCAAGTATATCAGACAAATCAAATCGCAAATATAGCGTTTCACCTTCCTTTGCAAACTCGGGTAATAGAAAAGCATTAATGGCACTTTCTATTTTATGTAGTTTCGGTTTCATGGTATGCTTATAAAATGCTTTTACTTGCATTCGATAATTATCAAACGTCATATTTTTTGTAATACCCAATATAGCGTTGTTAGTACCAAGAACCGCAAGTTGTTCTTCTCTATTCCATTCTCTTTGCAATCTGAATTCCATATCTTTTGGGTCCGTGCCTATTGCCTGAAATTTTAAATTAAAAGGTAATACAACCGTTCCATGTGCTTTTGAATATCCCAAAGCCCACTCGTCCCACCTCAATTTTACTCTTTTCGCTGATTCTTCACCCATTCCTCTATCAGTGTATAATACACCTCTCGGTGTAGCGTAATTTTTGAAAAAGTTTTGATTATAATTAATAGCATACTCTTCACTTTTAATCGTTTCTACCAAAGGTTTTATCGAACCCATACCATACCAATCATTGAGAGGGTCAAAGTATTTTATGTGAACTATATCATCAACATCAAATTCTATTTCTTTTCCGCCTTGTTTTATTCTAAAAACATAACCTTTAACCTTTTTATTCTCTCCATCAGAAATTACTTTCATTCTATCAGGTCTTATTACGTGTAATTCTGCTGTTCTGTTTCCAAGTTTATTTGGTACTTTCTCCCAGTAAGCATTTCCGTTTAATTCAGTATAAAGCAAAGTTGATTCAAATAAATCAAACCTACTCATTGTATCATTAGGTTTTTCTAAAAGTTTTATAACCGGATGTGTCGGGTCGGTTATTTCCTTTTCTTTTCCATCTTTCCCCTTACTGATAAGTTTGTAAGGCAAATCCGCTCCTGCCGTTGCTATAGCAAATATAGAAGCGTATACCCAAGGCATGTCTTTATATACACGTGAAAAACTTTCATAATTATCAGGTATAGCTACACCTTTTTGTCCTGTATATAATCCTTCCAGTAAAAGCGGCCAAGTCTTGGAAGCTTTTTCAAGCCATTCCTTCTCTTCTTCTGGACTCACATAATCCCTGTGTAAAATGTTCTTAAAAAATTCTACCGTTTTCGACATATCTATTCCTTTCTTATATTAAATAAATATCTACGTCATCACCAAAACCAGGGTCAGCGAAAGCCATTACAATAGCATCCGTTTCATCTGGCGACCTTTGTCCTCGACTTTTCATGTCCTGTTTTGATTCTATTTGTATTTTCTTTTCACGTGATATTTTATATTTTATACCAGACATTTGTGAAATAAGTTCAGGATCGTTTGGTATATCTACCTTCCCTTCTTCAAGTTTCTGTCTGAAATTCCAATAAGCTTCTGCTCTACGATTCAGAAAATCTATCTTGACAGAAGAATCAGCAAACGCTTCTTTCAAAGGTCTTTCCCCAGCAATGAATTCCCTAACATCAATTTTTAACTGTTTTAATCTGTCATAAACACCGCTACCAACTCCGACCGTATCAACTAAAGTGATAACTCCCGTCTCATTTTCAAAACTATCTTCCTTTTTCTCATCTTCTTTTTTTTCTCTTGCTTCATTATATTCAGATATTTCTTCTTCAACTATCTTACCCGTTTCTTCAACCGTTTCCATAGTGTCTAATTTCGTGTCCTTGAATCTTATTCTTACTTTATTCCCTTTCCGAACTGCTACCACAATTTTATCACCGCCATACCTTGCAGGGTCAACACCGATTTGTATATCACTGTTATCTGGTTCTGTTTCTCTTTCAGCCGCCTGCTTTACAAGATGATATGGAAATACAAAATTACCAGCCTGTGAAAAAACCCACAATCCTTCAACATACTTTTTGACAAGTTCGGGGGGTAAACCCTTTCTCAATCTCTGCTCGTAATCCTTTGGCAAATAAGGATTATCCTTTATCCTTGAAGGAATAAATCTATAATCTGGGTCCGGGTTCTCCACAAACGTATCGTGTACCCAACCTATTTCTGGGTTGCTTGTACACAACCCTTTATAAATGGGTCTTGTTCCATTCGGTAAAAGTATTCTCAATCTTGTTAGCAATAGTTCAAAATATTCCTTTGTAGTTTCTGAAGCTTCATCAATACCAAACCACCCAAGCGTCATTGACTTAATCCTATCAACTGGTTTGTCTGTTTGTGTGGGTTTCAATCCTCCGTAATATATAGCCGAACCATTTATAAATTTAATAACCTGTTCACTCTTATTATGTTGCTTCACCGTTTTATCCCAAAGCCTACGAATGAGAACCTCCTCCAATAAAGTAAGTAAAGTCGTTTTTTTGAAAGTCGTATTTTCATGTCTGCAAAGATAACCCCTGTTTCCGGGAAAGATTAAACTCAATAAGACTGCATACCAACAAAGCCAAATGCTATTATGAGTTACTATAAAATCATCTGTTATATATAAACCATTTGGATTATCAACAGTAATACATTGTGCTTCTTCTTTTCCAACGTATTCAACATCTATAATTCTTCTTGACAATTCAGAAACCCCACCATTAAAACCATTATTCATTCTTTCTCTTTTCCTTGAAAGAAAAACAAGCTGGTCATTTATTTTCGTATTAAAATAAATCGTATATGCCTTCTGTCCATTAAATTTCACATCCTTATAAACATAAGTAGGTATTTTATCCGTTATTGTAGCTTTCCCCCCTAAAGAATGAATAACAAATTGAAAATCTTTTGCTAACTTTTTGCTAACTGTCATATATGACATATGACCCCTATCATCCACATAACCATCCGAATCCATAAGTCCTTGAATCAATTCTATTCTTTCTTCAATAGTCCCCCATTTATAATATTTAGGAATAAACTTATTATTTGCTATGCAACCAAATATACCTAATTTTTCCAATTTATTTTTCAAAATTTTATTTTTATCTTCTATATACCAAGATTTTTTATTTTTACCACATTTTACCTTATACCCATATTCTTTCAATCTTTTACTTATTTCAATATCAAGTGATGTATAACTGATAAAATTGCTCTTATTAGTTAAACTACCATCACCAATTAAAATACCCAATAAATATGGTTCAACTGTTCTTGGATTAACTGAATATGACTTTGTAAACCTTAATGGTTTACATAAAGGAATAAGTAAATTAACTCCTTTAATATAAGCTTTCTTATCTGCTTTTTCTTTATTTCGCAAAAATTCTATAATTTGTTGTGTTGTCCAAATCCTGCTTTCGCCTTGACAAAAATCAGTATCAACCAAATAATTCCAATCTTTTCTCTTTGTTTTATGTGGCATTGTCTTTTTAATAAGCCATAAGTGTTCAAGACCAACTTTAGTTGAAGCTCCATCTGCAAAGGTAATTCGATATAAATCTTTAACTCCTTGTGGATGAACAGCAATAACTTTTTGTGGGGAACCATTAGGATTAAGAATGTTATCCCCTACTTTTATATCCCCCATTTTTCTTGTACCATAAGGCGTATATACAATAGAATCAAGGGACTGTAGCTTCCCCCCGCCGACGGCGCCTCCAAATAATATATAGAGTTCTTCTGCTGAAACCGCCATCCTTTGTTGCTTATGCAATTCAGGCATCAATACATCTATTGATTCAATTTTCTTTTTTCTTGCTTTTGCCACTCAATCACCTAAATCATATGATTTAAAATCTTTCCAACTAAATCACCGTTACATCTATAACAGTTATCATAAATGGAAATCAAATCGTTTGTCTTTCTGTTTCTGTAAACATTTTCTCCCCATTCAGCTCCACATATACCACAAAAACAATGAAAGAATGCATCTTCATATATAATACAATCTTCTGGTATTTTTGATAAGTCTATTTTTCTGAATTCTAAATTCAAATCACGCCTAACCTTTATATAATCTTTTTTTTCTATTTTCTCCTTAACAACATCAAAACTGAATATATTTCTATTATTTCTTTCCAACACATAACTTTCTACATCTTCAAATAACATCTTTTCCATCACACTTTTTGGTTGTATCGTTTTGAAATAAGAATAAGAAGATTCAACAAGGCTTGGTATGGATAAATTCTTTTGTCTGATATGTTTTGGTATCTTAAAGCTCCATCGAGCAGATTGATTACTATCAGGTTGGCTCACGTTCAATACAAAATACAATCTATCGTTCAAAGATAATATTCTATTGCCCTTTTTGCTTAATACTATTTTCTCTTTTGCCAATCTGTCGCAAAGACAAGACAAAACTTTCAACAGGAAACTCAAGGACTTTCCAATTAAAATTTTCATAAATTTTTGTCTCTCCAAAAAGATATAATTCTTCAAAAAAAGAAAATAATTCTTTTGTTTTAAAGAAACAAGAAAAAATAATTAAATTAATTTTCTCATTTTGGGATTTTATTTTGTATATTGTTATGAAAAGGCGTTGTTCTGAATGATTTATTGATAAAAGCAGGAACTAAAGTTATTAATGATGAAGAAAACTGTGATATTAATCTCAACCCTATGAAACTGGAAAAAGATACGATTATAAAAATTATGAAATAATTAATTACAAAAGGAATCCAATTATGAGCATTAAAAATATAACAAATAAAAATAAGATAAACCCTTATTTCCCAAAGGACTATGAAAAGAGGCTGGAAGAAGAAAAAACAATTGAAATAAATACTACTGAAAACCAAAAAGAAAATTTCCAAAGCCCTAATCACATTGATTCTGCTCCCATCTCCATAATATCAAATATAACAGCTCCTTTATTTGAAAATGTTATCGACCTTTGCGAAAAACAAATGAAACTGAATAGTTACAAAGACCACTGGTCAACGAGGTCAAATATATATCTGTTCAGAAACTTGTTGAACAAATTAGATGAACTTGAACAGGCAGAGACAAGGGATAAGACATTGGAATATTGTGCTGATGCTATAAATTATTTGCTTATGATTGTCGATAACGAAAAGAGAAAGGAATAATCAATTTTATGGAGACAAATAGAGATAAAATAATTTCCCATTGCCGAATAGGTAGAGAAAACAAAATGGGAAACTGGATAACAAAAACATATAAAATAGAAAAAATAAAACCTGAAAAAAGAGAAATAATATCTGGTATTTTTACATGCGAAAAAGAATTAAAAGATTCAATAGAAAAAACAGTCCATTGGATGAAAAAGAATAACTACGATGTAAGTGTTGAATATAAATATTTCCATGATGATAGATGTATGGTAGGTCATATTGATATACACGGTAAAAAATATTTTAAAAAGGGTCGAAGATATAAAATAGTTAAAATTGTAGATGATTAAAAGAGAAAGGATAATAAAAAAATTAATAAACAAATTAAGAAAATATAATAGGAAGGAAAGATGATTGACTTTTATCCTGTCCTGGTTGCCTTAACAATATTAAGTGCATGTTTTATTTATATTATTTATACTGACTGGAAAAAAAGAAAAAAACGAAAAGAATTATATAACGATAAAGAATTAAAAGCTTCCCTGCTTTGGTTCAAAGATTATGCTGAAAACTTTTTAGAAAAAGAAGAAGCAATAAGATATAAAAACACAATATTACAAATGCTGAACAACCACACACCTAAAGAAGAAATAAAAGCATATATTGAACACATAAAACCTTTTCAAGAAATGCTTGGAAAATTAAATAAATTAAATTGGAATAGAAAGGAAATTTCTAATTATAAAACTAAAAAATTTTAAATTATTTGGAGAAAGTAAAATGGAAAAAGAATATGATTTTTCTCCGGATGATGTTATTGCGGGAATTTTGGCTTATTCAGAGTTAAAAGAAATGACTAGTTCAAAGGATAAGATTCATAAAATTATTTTTAACTTAAAAGAAGAATCAAAATCAGAACATCCTGAATTATTAGAAGATTTGAATTTCCCTCAAAACAATGTTTATCCTTTTTCAAGAGAATTGGAAAGCATTTTAATAGGTTTACAGATTAGTGGTATAATTGAAGCCAAAAATACTAAATATTTAGAGTATTTAATTGACGAATCTGGAAGAGAGTATATAAAAAATGAATTGATAAAGAATTTTGATATTGAGCAAAAAGAATATATAAAAGAGTTAGGAAAGCGATTTAATGAATTGATAAAAGAATAAAAAATGCTAAAACAGTAAATCAATTGCATAAAGACGAAGAACCTCTTTTTTATATTTTTTTGTAAAAAATTTAACGTCGTTTTTCACATCAGAAAACTTTAATTTTTCCTGGATTTTTTACATGACAAAGAAAAAAGATTTTTCAAAGTCATTAAAAAACTACGAAAGCAAATGGGTAGCGTTATCATTCAATCAGAAGAAGATAGTATCATCTTCAAATAATCCAAAACAAGCATTAAAATTAGCTATAGAAAAAGGCGAGAAAAACCCATTAGTGTTTAAAGTGTTAAACAACCATTATCGTTATTTCTGAAATAATATCTTTCCTTAGCGTAAAAACAATATTAAAATAAAAAAGAAGTGTTAATATATTATTAAAATATTAGCAAAAGCAAAAACTACTCTCTATACCATAAAAACAGAAAAACCACTCCTATTTTCACTTAATTTTTCCAAAAAATCAAATATAATCCCTCGCGCGTGCGCGCGTTTACATGATCATGATTTATATATATAGATAAATAAAATACTAGGTCATTGTTTAAAAAATTTTTACTGTTAAAATATTAATAAAATATCAGTAAAAAAAATTATAATTAAAACATTAGTGTTAGAAAACAGAGGAATATTTAGTTTAATGTGTGTGTGGTATATTACCTGTTTCCATATCTAACGTGAAAACGTGTTTAAAAAAATAATCTCTTTTTATGTTTTGTTGATTCGTGAACGGGTGGCATTTCATAAACACACTCTTCAATCGTTTTTCTCGATTTTTTATATAAACACACATCATTTAAAAATAACATGAGTTGTAATATACTGTTAGAATCGTTTAAAACACGTCTGGGAACGTCTGTATTGAAAGATAATAAAAAAGGTATGGTATTATATGCCTAAAAAATAAAAACACCTTACAAGTGGTATTTTAAAACAATAACAAAAAAGATTGCTTGTAAGCTACTTTCTCATTTTAGTTATATATTATCATTACTTTTTAATAAAAGTTTGTTAGAAGACGTCTATGAAGCATATAGAGGTGTTTTTATGTTATGTTTCAGACTGGATATTTACCTAATCGGTAAGGGTACAGTGGACAATCAACATCAGAACACGTAACAACTTGGTTTCTACCCTCGTATTTAAAAATAGAAATTGTTACCCGTAAAATAAAATTTTAGAATATATATATAATATATATATATTCTACTACATGTCATTTACTATAGTGTTCATGACGATATATCAGGTTACAATGAACAATCTTATCACATTTATTACAAAGCATAACAATATATTTCATAATATTTCCCTTTCAATAAAAACAATAACTTATCAACTATCCATCTTTATAACTACTAATAATAATAAATACTTATTACAAGTTTACATAATACTTATTATGCGACATATATAAATGAATAAAAACAACAGGTTAGCTTTTACGATAATAACATACTTTTTCTTCACTTCTGTATATTCAGCTTCTTCTATATTCCCATCTCTAATTTCCTTCATTGACTTTCCTGATATTTTCTGTAAACCTCCTATTTTCAAGTTAATAGATACAGGGGCTTGCTTAACTGCTTTAACACTTTTAGGTCTCTGTCCAAACTCCTCTGGTAGATTTCTTTCCAAAATCCAAGAATATGCCATCCAAAATTTCTTTCCGTGTATCCTCAATGCTTTCAATATGTTAAGCACTCCTTCAGCTCTTGCTTTGTTCAGTTCCCGGGCTAGATTATCGTTGTTTTCCATCGCCTCTCTCACCTCATCCTCATATAATCCTACTGCCTCACAAGAATACTTAAAATTTCCCGTTTCCTTTAAATTTCTTTTAATTTTCTCTTTTACTTTGTACCATATTCCTTTTCTTCCTATTACCCCCGGCTGCCTCTTTTTCACTGGCATATTACTCCTGTACTTTCTCTTTTCTATTATCAAAGAAGCAAACATCCGCCTGATTTGTTTTTTCAACTGTGTTCTATTATATTCCTTCTCCATTGTTTCTTTCTCTTTAAAACTGAAAGTAAAAAATTCTTTTCCGACTTTTAAAATCTCACTATTTCAATCTTGATTTTTTTTTGAAAATTTAACTTAATGTTTACTCGTCTACACCAAAAAACTTATCTTGGCATTTCTGACACATTCCAGAAATATTATATTCTTTCCAGCTCAATCCATCTCTAAAATCTTCTATTCTACACTTATCCGAATTACAAAAAACACATACTTTTTCTTTTTGACTTTTTGAAAGACCTCTGCCAAATGACTTTTTGGCAAAACTATCAACAGCATTTTGCAATTCTTTAGTTCTTTTCATTTTCATTTCCTCCTAAAACTGAAAGTAAAAAATTCTTTTTGACTGTTTTAAAACGTGTTATTTTAGATTGTGTTTTTTTACTGTAGTTCTTTTATCCATTCTAATCTTCTTTTTATCAGGTGTCGTTACATTTCCTAATGTGGAGTCAAAATGTTAAAAACGATATGTAAAATTAACTAATGTCTTATTTTTGCCGAATGACAAATCAACATTGTATTTCTTCTTAAGATTTTCATTTATTTTTTTAGCTGAACTATAAGCGTCTGTTGAACTATAAACTATGTCAGTCAGAAGAACAATTGCTCCAATTGTGGCTATTGTGTTATTAGGTTCTGTTCTTATTCTTTTGAGATAGGGCGGCCATCCATCGTCGTAGCTATATATTACTTTGTCTTCTGGTTCTTCATAAGTAGCCATCATACCTGCTGATATTATGCCTGTAAGTAAAAATAATGTACCTTTCCCGACTTCACCGTTATAAAACTGACCGCTTCCTACAATTAATAAAGACAATAGAGCTGCTACTCCTTGATTCTTTTTCTCCATTTGATATTTCATAAGGTTTTTCATTTCATTGTCTATTTCCTGTGAAATAGACAAATTTGGTGTTAATATTAACAAGACTATCAAAATCATTATTGATTTTTTCATAATTAAGTCCTTTCTAAAACTAAATTGATTCCTGTTCTTTTTGGTTCTCATATATCTCGATTAACTTTTTCAAAGAAACCCTTTCTCCATTTGGCATATCAATTAATGTTTTTGGCTCTGATGGAAAACATATCAGTTTCCATTTACTTATTTTATTTCCATGTTTTTCGTTTATAAACTCAAGCAGGCATTCTGAAGAACAGAAAAAACAAGAAATATATATTTTATCGTCGTGTCTAAACTGCCAGACAGGTTTATCTGTTATGTAACTTGCTTTTTCTTCAAGCAACACATTATTACATTGATTGCAACGAATCAATGAATACATTGTTTTTTTCACTTTAAATGTATTGGTTTTCATAATTAAATACCCCCTCAATTAAACTTTTTTATTTCCCTTTAATCATTTTAATTTATTATTTCTGATTAATTCTTTTATCAATTTTAATAAATCATTTCTTTCTAATGTGAGCCAAAAATCATCGTGGTTTATTAATTCAGTAAAATGCAAATAATAATATCCAGGTTCTTCTTTATCTTTTTCAATATGAAATTCCATTTTTTAAAACCCTTCAAATTCAGGAAGATTATTATATTCTTCATCAGTTAAATGAACAACACAGATTTCATAGACTTCATTTTTTCTACTTCTTTTCAGAAGAGAAATCACTCTCTATATCCGCCTCGAGTATAATATCTCTCAATTCTTTATAGGCTTTTATCAATTTAGAAAGCACTACAGCATATTCAGCCATTCTTTCCTTTAGACTTCTAACATAATTTCGCATTGAAACTAAATCTTTTGTTTCACTTTCAAATTTTCCTTCTTGCTCACCATATTCCTCTCCTACCCAAAACTGTTCGGGTCCTCCCCATTTAAATTCAAAATCTGGCAACCTTGCCACTTTTTCCGCTAATATTCTTAATTTCATGGTATTTCTCCTTTTGTTAATTATTCTTTTCATTTATTCTGATATACAAAAAATAAACCATTTTTGTCTATCAAATCATTTTTATTTTTCTTTCTACAATAATTATCCAAAAGTATTCCTGCTATTTGACTCAAAAAATGAGTTTGATTATGTGTTATCAAGTTTATGTCAGAATCTTTTATAATTTCTTTAAAAGTTTCAATCAGACAACTTTCATCTAATTCAATTTTTTCAGAATGTTTTATCCATAATCTCACTTTTTCTAAAACTATTTTTTCAAACGTATCCCAGCCTTTTATCATATAAATAAATTCACGTTGTTCTATATTATATTTTGTCATAATTAATTATTCCTTTTATTATAACAAATATAAATAATTCGGTTTCTCTAACAAATATATCAAGCATATCTTTTAAAATCCTTCAAATTCAGAAAGATTATTATATTCTTCTTCAGTTAAATGAACAACACAGATTTCATAGACTTCATTTTCTACATCTTCATCCAACATTTCATCAATAATATTCATAAAATCTTTTATTCTGGTAATATACCAATTGCCTGTTTTCTGATGTTTAATTTTAATAAATTGCTTTTTCATTATTTCTCCTTTAATCATTTTAATTTATCACTATTTTTATCCAATGGTAATCATTACCCACACGGCTACCGTAAATGTAATTATGACAACCAATATTTAATTTCTCCCATTCTTCCGGGGGATATATTTTTACTGTTTTTCCTTTTACCCATACAAGAGTATCATTATCAACAAACGTCTCAATTGAATCGTAATCATGGAAATATATTTTATTTTTATATTTATATATATCACCTAAAAATACATATTCTCTAAAAGCCACAAACTCATTAGGATTATACCAAAGGGTATCCTGCCCTTCTTCTAATCTCATATTACCACACATAATTGTTGTTGTATCCTGCCCTTTCGATTCCTTAATGGCAAGCATAATTATCATTATAATTATTGACAATATAGCAAATATAACAAATATTAACTTATCTCTTTTCATTTTCTCCTTTAATCATTTTAATTTATCACTATCACTATTTTTCTCCAATTAACTCTCTATATATAAATCTTTCAAAGCGTTTTCCAGTTCATCTATTGACAATTTTCTCAATATTTTCATTTTCTTGACTCTAAATTTACCACTTGAATTATAAGGAATAGCAACTATATCTTTTGCTGTAAACTCAACTTCAATATAAATTTTCGATAAATCTTTTTCTGTATCTCTCAAACACCAATCAAGTGTAGCAACATTATACCCACTCCCACACGAGTATCTTTCGTCATCATTATAGCCATATGTTTCATACGCTTTTCCTATTTCATATTTGAATTTTCGATAAGGGGATTCAAAAGTATTATCTAAATATTTATAAGCTCGTAGTTTTCCTGGTTGATATTTAAGAATATTTAATGAGGTTCTAAATATTGATGGTATGTTTTTTGCTTTTTCAAGATTTGCTCCATAAAGATTTGCCTTGTAAAGAATTGCTCCTTCAAGATTTGCCTTGTGAAGATTTGCCCCATAAAGATTTACTCCATAAAGATTTGCTCCATAAAGATTTGCCTCTACAAGATTTATTCTTTCAAGATTTGCCTCTTGAAGATTTGCCTCTTTAAGATTCGACTCTTTAAGATTTGCCTCTTTAAGATTTGCCTCTACAAGATTTATTCTTTCAAGATTTGCCTTGTGAAGATATGCTCCCTCAAGATTTGCCTTGTAAAGATTTACCTTGTGAAGATTTACTTTATAAAGAATTGCTTCTGAAAGATTTTTATCTTTTTTATACTTCTCCAAAACTTCTTCTCTGGTCATAAATTAATCCTCATAATTTTTAGTATAAAAACCGCTGTTTAATGTATTTTGTTCTTGCCCTCTTGATTCCTTAATGGCAAGTATAATTATCATTATAATTATTGCCAATACAGCAAATATTACAAATATTAACTTATCTCTTTTCATTTTTTTCCTTTGATTTTTGCCATTCTTTATAAATCTTTGGATATACCCATTCAATTCTTTTGCAATTAAATTCACCTATGCCAAGAGAGCCACAATCGGGACACCACCACGTACCTGATACTACATATCTCTTATTTTTATGTCTGCAATATTTCATTTTCTCTTCTCTTTTATTTCATAATAACGTTCTAAAAAATTCTTTTTAGCTTTTTCTGAACACCAAGAATTTATTTTATAGTCAAAAGTTTTATATTTAGTATATCTATTCTTCATTAATTGCTTTTCTTCAGTCGATAACATTCTTGAATCGACTATTTTTACTTCCTCTGGTAAGGGAAATATCAAACCAAACTTTTTAGCTACTACTTCCAATATTCTTTCTTCTTTAAACCACGCAGGAAAACCTAAAAATGAAGTAACTTTTTTTATCGGTCCCGGTATATCTATACCAAAGAATGCCTCCGCTGAATCGTGTAATAAGCCCCACATTTCAAATTTTGATGGACAGAAATAGGAAACGTTTACCGAATGCTGTGCTACCGAGTAAAATACTTTTGTATGCCCACCAAACCTGCAAATTTGACTTAATGAATGCGCTATATCTTCTATTTCAAAATCATCTTCTTTCAATTCAAAAGGACTTACTAATTTTCCATTCAATAGTTGTATTGATGTCATTTACTTTTCCTATTCAATTTATATATTTTTCCTTTTTGGTTTTCCATTTCTTGGTCTCACTCTTTCGATTAAATTTTCAAGTCTATTAAAAAATTCTTCACTTGTGAAATATTTATGAACACCTCTTTTTGATTTGGGTTTGTCCCAATCTACTTTTAATTCCGCTCGTTTATAATACTTAAAAAATTCCTGAAAATATTTAGTATCAGTTACAAATTTCATTTTATTCGATGTTATAATGTTCTTTCAAAATTTCATCCATCTTTTCATAAATAACATTAGAACTAAAAGGAGAGACACCCTGTTTTGTTTTCTTTTCAAAAACAATCTTTTTTGTTTTTATATTTACAATTTTTGTAATAATTACTTTATCAATTCTATATTCCTGACTTTTTCTTATCACATAACAATAGACCCAATAATTTCTTTTTTTATAAACTATTTGAAATTTATAATAACTCCTTTGTTTTAAAAATTCATATCCTTTTACTGATTCTATGCTCTGAACGGTCTGCGGTTTCCAAACTTTTTCTTTTTGCATTTCTTCAATTATG